AACATTTTCTCTAGTTCTTTTCTTGTTATATCAAATTTAATATCCATTGCCATACTTCTTTTTTTAAGATTAGAGTACAGTGCTGTTATTTTACGAGAAAGTTTCTTCTTAGCTCTTTTCCAAAATTGCTTATGTATTGGATAAAGTACCTTTTTATATATTATCTGGTTCATCAAACTCTATATTTCCACATTCAGAACATTCCCAATAGTCACCACCTATCCCATCAATATTAATATCATACGATCCAGCATATTTATATTTATGAGGAGTTACATCGACATCATCTGGGATTATGTCTAACATATTCGTACATTTTTCCATTTCCTTCTCCTTTTCTTCATATAAGAATCCACGTCTATGTATGCCTGATACCTTTTTTAGGATTTTATTCATTTATATAAGAAACAGAGGCGATCTTACTAGAGGGAAAATGTCTGATGATTAGATAACCCAACATAACCAGCATGGATAAGTTTAGGTACTTAAACTACTTCCCTTAACTTTAGTCAGCCACCCCTTTGGACAACTGAGTATCGAAAACTGGAATTACATGCTATCGTATAACCATCAAGTATTGTTACTATCTAGCTCTTAGTCTCTAAAGTATTGTGCCTTTCGGGCGAAGATTTTCGCGATCATGGTCACATATACTTTTTTGAGAATTCCCTTCCCTCGCCACTGGATTTTTTATCTGTTTCTTAGTTATATTACTTCTTAGGAGTTCTTGAACGTAATGTAGAAAACTCCTCTTCGAGTAATTGTATTCTATGACGGAGCTGTTTAAGTGTTCTCCATATTCGTGAAAACTTACGATTACTTCTATAGAATGGGTTCATGTATTTCATCTTACCATCCTATATCTTGCTACACCTAAAGTATTGTCTCTAAGTGTCTCAATTGAATGACCCTTTTGACGTAAATCAAATATGCGAGCAGCCAACCTTATCCCCAAACCTTGTGTAGATGCTGACATAGGAGTTAATGTGTCACCATTTTCAAGTATTTTTAAGATTCGTTCTCCTTGAGTTTTTTTTGTCATAGTTAATTGTTCCTATTTGTATTGTTATTGTTGGTTTCCAGATACCTAATGTTACCTGGAAATATTCTCCACGTTCATCCACATCAAACAACATTGCCAAATGAAAATATCTTAATAAAAACATTTGAAAGCCACCAGACCAAATATATATTTTAAACATATTATGATCTTCTAACTTTTTCAACTTGATATATAGATATCCCATCTGGAAATTGTGTACCAGCTTTGTGGGCGTAAATGGCGTCTTTTCTAGCCTTTGTTTTGTTGATAGAATCTACCATCTTTACTTGTTTATAATCATCCCCAAGTGACTGTTCATCTATCTTTACTGGTCCATACGAGTTGTACAGTTTATATCTAGCGGTATTGGTTTCAAATACTCCATTCTTATCACCTATCTCATGTATAATAGATGGTAGAAGATGTTCATTAAAATATTGAAGAGTACTACTTATGGCATTCTTACGTTTCTTTAGGCGTGTCATCTCAAAAGTCTGTGCCTCTATTTCGCCAACTATGAGATGTTTCCTTTTATTTAGATTGACCATAAACTTATCAATATTATCCATTTTCTTTTTCAATGTCTGCTGTAAGATAGTAAGTTCATTAACAACATGTTTATATTCAGATTCAGTCTCTTCTAAACCTGATGAACTTAATTGATCTCTGTGCAGTAACTCATTTTCTAGCATCATCTTTTCATTTATTAGGTCAATATGCTCGCCAATAAGCTCACTAGATGTCATTTTATTATACGACGTTTGTTGTCTTATTGTCATCTTTCTGCTCCAATGTAAGTATTGTTCTATTTGTAGTAATTGATTCTCCTAAATTAACACGATCTTGACGTATTAATCTAAAACTTGGTGTCCATGTTAAATCTACTTCAAAGAGTTCGCCATCAGTATTCTTAAACATTTCTACCTTACGATCTTTTCTTTGAGCATTTCCACTGATACCAATTACCTTTCTTGAGGCATTTTCAATAGCCCCTGATCCCTTTCCAGCATAAAGATCAAGTACTTCCTTCCTTGAATATTCTCTACTAGTTTGAGACAATTGGATAATAATAATATCCATATTAATTGCAAGATTTGAAAGTGCATGACTTATATATCTTATAGACTCATATTCTCCTCGTATGTGTCCAGGAGGCTCTACAAGGTCTATATAGTCGACAATTACACATCTGGGTTGTACATTTTGTACCATTTCCCGAATCTTCTTTATCGTTGGACTTACAGTATTAATGGCAATATGAGAAATATTCTCTCTATGGAATTGATACATTTCCTTTAGATTTTCCTCAATTTCCTTTTTACTCATACCACTAACTATTTGAAGATGTCTTTTATGACTATACCAATCTGTAAGTTCTAATGATAAATAGAGTGTAGGAATTTGTAATTCACTTCTAATTAGGTCATTATAGGCATCGTATCCTAGTGCTATATTTTGTGCCAATGTAGTTTTATTAGTACCTGTCGGCCCAAATATTGTCACAAGTTCACCAGGATATATTGTTATATCTTTGCCTTGAAGACCAAATAATTCGTCTAAGCAGATTACTCTTCCATCAAAGTTTGCACTTACTCGTTCTTCCAATGCTTTTTGCATATCATCACTATTCTTTATTTCAACGAGGTAATCTTTATTCTTATAATATACGCATCTTGGACTACAATATTCCTTTAATAAAAAGTCATTACAACCATAACGATAACCACGGTTATAAGTGTCTTCTATCTTTTGAAGGACTCCTTGTTCGTCAAGACTATCATTATTCCAATTCAATATAGCTGCTTTCGCAGCCTCAGATGGAATACCGTGTCGAAGATAATGGGAAGCAAATCTTAATATTGCGTGATTTCTATTCCCCTCTTGTGGCCCTTCTCTATATATCGTTTGTAAACAAGTAACCACATTCTTTGGTTCAAAGGTTGTTTGAAGTTCCCTAACTTGAGGAACATTTCTTACTACATAACCTTTGAGTTTTTCCTTATCATCAACATCGGAAATATCTTTATAATTGAACTCAAATCTTTGTCTTTCTGCTAAGTTTTTTATTTGTTCTGGACTAAGATTTAATAATTCTCTTATACTTAATGGTATCTTATAATAACCTCGTTTTGAATTTAAGGTATGTTCCATTCGATATATTCCAGTCCTATTATAAATAGAAATGTCAATATCATCAAATATCTTCCTCATTGTCTCCCTTAAAATATAAGGAGTATTCTTAGAAGGCTCTATATTAAATAGGTTATTGGAAATAGCAATATGATAACCTGTCCCGCTAAAGTAGGGTTGGATATTACCATCCGTCACACCTAGTTCATAAAGGTCAAAAATGATACTTTGTGCCTTTTCCTGAGTGTACTTATCAGAATTATCTTTCTTGTCTATATCTATGATAATCTGATCAAGCCCACGCATTCCCTGAAAATCACGTAAAGTTCCATTTGCCTTTTGGTAATCAATGGCATCATCGTAATATAAATAAGTACTACGATATACTGCCTTTTTCTTACCTTCTGTTACTAGGATATGTGGAAGACTGTCTAGTGCAACAAGAAGCCCTCTTTTACGAGGGCTTTCTATTGCAACTTCTAAATACATTAAAAAGTATCTTCAGAAGAGCCTGTACTCACGGTTGCTGAATTACCTGAGCTATTAGGTTCTACTTCTTTTATATGTCCTCTACTTTTCATAAAGGTTACATAGTTTTCTAATTCCTTTCTGTTCTCTGGCGTATCAATAACAATCTTTGGACATACTCTTGTCCATTCCTTCTCTTCGCCAGTTTTTTTATCTTTTTGTAATGTCCTATAAACATAGACATAATATGGCTTTGTATCATCTGATATGTCGGCAACATAGTTATTATTCAGGAATGTCTGGATATTTTCTATCTTATCTCCTGTCTTAGTTTCCCATTCACCTATAGTATTTGGCCCGCCGCCAAAACCAATGGCATCAAATAAGTAATATATCTTATTTAATAATGAACAGGTTCTAATCCTACCGTCACTATCTTTATCATAAGACCCAGCTACTTGTAATCTAATTGGATACTTACTATTTCCAGCGAGCATAACTTCTAAATAAACATCTGCCCAAGGAAATTTTATTTCACCATCATCTCTTGTATCTTTACTTCTATCTGAGAAGTCCGTTATTTGTACATTTTGAAAGCCCGTCCAACTTCCATTTGATTCTGTTTCAGGTCTGAATCTCATTATTTACTCCTCTTTGTAATTTAGGATTTCGTTCTTTATTGCATCATAATCAAACAATAAAGTTTTTTGTGCAAGTGGCTTTAACCTACTTCCTACTGCACGTTCATCGTAGGACTGGAAACTTATATAGTATTTTCCGTCCTCCTTATTTGCTGTTGTATAACCTATAACATCTGCTTTTGCTGATAATGCATAGGCTAAACCTCTTGGTAATTCTGGCAACAACTGAATTTTACCATCTGTTGATGTTGAAGATTTTGAATGACTTATTAAAACAAGATCATATCCATTTTTCTTTATGAATAATTGAAGTTTCTTTATGAGATCAACATTTCTCTTTCTTGCTTTAAACCAATCAGCCCCCCAAGAACCTTCACCCATACCAGTAATATCGAGTTCTTTGACGACTTCTTCTTCAATCCATTTATTTATTACATCAATGGTATCAATAACTATGGTATTAAACTCAGATTGTTTGTGGAAATTTTGTTTTAACCATTGATATATTTCTACCATAGAATAAACAGGCATTGGTTTACCACGATTCTCACCTGAACGATAATAATATCCTCGTTCTTCCGGTGGAATAATTTCCATTTGTGTTTTACCATCTTTTATGACGGATTTACCATCTAACTTTAATTCCCTGTAAGGAATATTTAAGCTAGTAGCAGTTACAACATTGGCTCCTTCAACGTAATCAGAACCGAGGTCTGTATCAATTAACAACACACCCTCGGTTCCTTTTTCGCTCCAACGACTTGCCGTTGTTGTTTTGCCTGTTTTAGGTTGACCTATAAAGTAATAAGTCACACCATGAGGTACTTCACTCCAATTAGTGGAGATTTTCTGAGGCTTTATCATTATTTATCCCTTTATTAGATGAGTTTTCTTTATTGAAAGTGGTATTAATCCAACCCAAATATACGCATAGTATGGTAGTTTCACAAGGGAATTAAACAACTGACTGATCCCTAAACCAGATACAATACTTGTTGTAAATATTGTATGTTTCATAGTACAGGGGGCATCCTCTATTTCTGCACTTGGTACCCAACTTTCGTTAAAGAAATCATTATCTTTTGTTGTTGTAATAATCTCCATTGCAAGTGCATCCATACGTAAATCAATCAAAAGCTGACGATTAGGTAATTTTACCCATTCATCATAAGCATCTCTTCTAACTTCCATATTATCGGTGGCTAAGATTACTTTGGGAAGCATAACATCTAAATCATATGTCCAATTTATTTCGGACATATCAGCATCTTTCGCACCAAATGCTAATGCCAAATCTCTAGCTGCCTTTGCCTTGGGAACATCTAACATATTTATAGGATATAAACAACCAGATAAGTTATGTTCTTCAAGCTTATCTTCATCATATCCTATTATAGTATCCCATCCCATAA